CTGCTGTTGAAGCAACGCTTGCCCCTCAAATATCAAGCGCACAAGATACTGCTGATAATGCGTCTACTGCTGCCGCTTCTGCACAAACAGATGCTACAGATGCAGTAGCACTTGCCACGGATGCTAAGACAAGAGCAAGTGATGCTCAAGCTGCCGCTGACGCTGCACAAACAACTGCTGATAGTAAGTTAGGTGCAACTGCCAAGGCTGCTGATTCTGATTTGTTGGATGGTTTAGACCTACATACAGGTAGAAACAACCAAGCCAATAAGGTTGTAAGAACAAACGCAAGTGGATATGCTGACTTTGGTTGGATTAACACAACATCTGGAAGAACAACAAGTACGCTTACAGATATATATGTAAACACAAATGATGGGTACATAAGAAAAGCAACTCCTGCTCATTTCAGAAGTCAAATTACTGATGGCTCTTATGACTCAATAGGTTCTGCTGATGCAGTAAATGCAAGAATAGACGGTGAAGTACTACCTATAATTCCATTTAACAACAACCAATTAACCAATGGTGCTGGGTATATTACAGGTTATACAGAAACCTCTACGCTTGATTCAGTAGCAGACAGAGGACGTACAACAAACCAACAATTAATTTCTACTAACCCAAGTGGGTTCAGAGTAGATAGTGGTTCTTCAGCAAGGATAGAGATAGATTCAAATAATAGTTGGTCTTATGTAAGACTGATGGACAACGGTGCTGTTTGTTGGGATATTGGTACACTTGACAATGGAAACCTTGAATGGAGACCAAGCGGTGGTGATCCTAATAGAATGACGTTGTCTAAGACAGGTAATCTATCTGTTAGCGGAACTATTGTTGCAAGTGACGATATCACAGCATTCTCTGATGCTCGTATTAAGGAAAACGTAGAGACGCTTCCTAACGCACTTGAGTCTGTTAAACAGATGAGAGGTGTCACCTACAACAAGATAGGCGAGGAGAAACAGTCTGTGGGTGTTATAGCACAAGAGTTGGAGGAAGTTGTACCGCAACTTGTACATACTGACGAGGAAGGGATGAAGTCCGTAGCATACGGAAACTTAACTGCTGTATTGATTGAGGCTCTTAAAGAGCAACAAGCACAAATAGAAGAACTAAAAGCAAGACTTGATGGCCTTACCAAGTAGTGGTGCTTTAAGCATAGATGACATAAGAACCGAAGTAGGTTCTACAAGCGGAAGCCTTGCAGCACTTTCTGCTGCTGTAGGGTTTACTGCTCCTCACAGAATATCAGACTTCTATGGATACACAGCAAGTACTCCGAATGACTTGTATTGGGATTTTTCCGAGGGAGGTAATGGTGCAAGTTTCGTAGGCAATGGAGGGGACTCTGGTCCCTTTTCATTTAGTATGTGGGTAAAACCTACTTGGTCAGCAACAGATGTCAATGTAATGTTATTTGAAATCAACGCTGGTAACGGAAACAATACAGATAGACTTATGCTTCTCTATGATTATGGGTTTAATAGGTTTGTATTTAGATATAGAGCCGGTAGTTCTAATCACCATATAAACTGGGCACTTAACCAAAATGCTGCATCTGGAAATATCTCACGTTGGCACAGTTCATCAACAGGGCCAGTTAATACAAATGGGTTTGCTCACATCGCAGGTACATTTGACCCAAGTCAATCAGCAGCAGTAAATGGATTGAAGTTGTATTGGAACGGAGTTGCTTTTACTACTACTATTACACAGGCTAACGGTACAAGGGCACCATTCCCTAAGACAAATATGTCAATCAATGTAGCGTTTAACAATGCAGGAGACAGGGCAGGGGATTTTGATAACGTAGCATTTTGGTTTAATAGACTTTTAACCCAATCTCAGATAGTAGATTTATATGCTACAGGTAAGGGTTCTACTGCTGCTGATGCAGGGCTGACAACAAATTTAGGATTTGAGGCTACGATGGAGCCAGGTGCGTTTATAGATGAAACAGGCAATTGGGGGTTAGCAAATATTGAGGGTCAACCTTTACCTTATTAATAATATATTAGTATATTTGTATAGTTAACTAATAATTATAATTATGTCTGAAGTAAAAAAACTTTCTGAAGAACAACTAACTGAGTTGAACAACGTCATCAAGACTTTAAAGTATCTTGATTCTCAAATCACCAATATGCGTGTAGAAGAGTCTCGTGCTGTAGATGCTTACAAAGAGTTGCTTGATAAGTTAGAAAAAGAAAAAGCATTAATCCGTGAGGAACACGGAGATGTTGAGATTGACCTAACAACAGGTGAACTAAAAGAACCAAAACAAGAAGAGTAAATGAAAAGGTTGAAAGTAGGATCAGTAAACACACTATCATTTGTTAAGAGCGTACAATACGTTATTAACTCATTTGATATAACACTTGAAAAAGTAGTGGGAAATCAATCTCTTGATTTCATTGACCTACAGGACCTTAATAATTTAGATTCTTGTAAAGACTTTATCCGTCTTAACATAGACTTAGTTTCTAATTCCTTAGAAGGGGGTGAGTATTATCTCACCCTCTCTAACGGAGACTTGTCGTGTACATACCTATGTAATGTAGAATCATACAGTACAGTACAAACAGGTACAGGTATATATGGCGATACAGTTAGATTTTCAAGCTATTAATTTGTAGATTATATTAATGGGATTAGTAGATAACATCACAAACTTTTTTGCATCTGTAACAAACGTACAAGCTACGGAGGCAACGGTGTCCACAAATGAACTTGAAAATTCAATTGTAGACCTTAATGGTCGTTACAAATTAGGTCATACTAACATTGGTGATTACATCAAGTTTGGCGTTAATGATGACTTCCCTGTAATCTTAGAGAAGATGTTGAGACAATCTCCGGTACACGCAGGTATCTTAACAAAGAAAGCTAAGATGATTGCTGGTAAAGATATTTCTTTTGATGAAACATTCTTATCTACCAAGAAAGCACAACAAGAACTTCGTGTATTTCTAAACAACTGCTCCGGTAACAATAAGGGTATGTATGATGTGTTACTACACTCAGCATTCCAATATGAATCTAAAGGTGCTTGTGCAATCTATGTTCGTTGGAACAAAGCAAAGACAAAGATTCTTGAGATTAAATCTGTAGACGTTAAAGGTGTTCGTGCTGCAGAGCCAAATGACAAAGGAGAAGTAAAAGAATACATAGTAAGGAGAACTTTTGGATACGGAGCAAACTCAGTACAACACAACGAACCAAGAAAAATTAAAGCCTTCGACAAGTTTGACAAAGGTCAGACAGAGGCTTTATTATATATTGCTAATCCTTACAGTGGGAATCCCTACTACGGAGTTCCTAACTATATATCTGCTTTCCACTATATTGAATCTGATTTCTCATTTGGTAAACACATTAAAAACTCTGCTGAGAATGGATTCACGCCAAAGGTACTCGCTACTTTCATTGGTCGCAATATGTCAAATGAGCAAAAAGCGACTGAGTACAAAAACTTTAAAGAGTCTTTCACAGGCCCTCAAGCGGATAACTTCATTGTAAGCTGGGTTAAAAAAGAAGAGGACGCACCTAAGTTTACTCCGTTAGATATTGCTAACTTAGATAAAACTGTAGACGTTCTCTCAAGATTAAACGATGCTAAAATTCTTACTGCTCATAACATTACTTCTCCTACTCTATTTGGTGTCATGGTTTCCGGAAAGTTGGGAGGAACCGGTAACGAACTCGTCACGGCATACCAGATTTTTAGAGCGACTGAAACGCTTCCGAACAGAGAAATAATTCTTGGCGGTATCAATAGAATACTTTCTACTACCGGATACGATAAGATGAACTTAAAGGTTGTTGAGGAGAACATCAACTTAGAAAGTATTAAGGGTGCTAACACAGAAGATATAAGCAATGGTTAACGTAATCTTCATTGATGACAACTATCTATACCAGAACTTCCCTCTACCAAAGAGAATGGAACGTGCTGCTTTGTTGTCTATTATACAACTTGAACAATACACTTCACTACAAGACCTTTTAGGCACTTGTTTATATGAGCATATGGAGCAAGGTGTGCTTGACCAAACTCTAACTACGGAGGAGCAAGACTTGTTTAAGTTAATGAAGTACATCTTAGCTATGTATTCAGCAAAGGCTGCAATAACAATGCTACGCACTCAAACCGCAAACACTAAGAACGAAGAAAGTGTGCAGGATCAGTTTGTTCTCGACACACTTCTTACTAACATTGATAGTAAATCAGGTTACATTGCAAAACGTATTGCCGAATACGTCAAGGCTACTACATCTATATATAGCATAGTAAGCGCAGAGTCTTGTACAGGTGACCTATGGAATGAAAAAGAAATTTATAACAGTTCTATCTACTATCCAAACACAGGGTTGATAGACGATACTTGTGAGGACTAATGGATAATAACGATATTAAACTATTTTTTTTAAACGCTGGTACACTTGCTATATCATTTTCTGCTGTAGAGAATCTACTTAAATTTGTGCTTTTAGTATTGTCTATTGCATACACCGCACAACGCATGACTAACCTTTACAAAAAAAATAAGGAGGACTAACTTTAGCCCCCCTTATTACACTTCCCTTTACAGGTACATTCTATTGGTGCATATTCGCACCACTCTATTTTCTTAGTCGGCCCCTCTTGTCTACGCTTCTTACTGCGAAGTAACCTCCTATCACTGTTACGCTCACCATTTCCCATAGTCCAATCCATCTTTCGCTTACATTACTAACACCAAATCCCTCAAAGAAAGTCATTGATATTAAAAATGAAACAATGGTTGCAAGGGTTAATGGCCTTACGTTCTTAGATAGCCATGAGTCGGAACTCATATCACTGTCCCAGCGTTTAGATATCTCTTCTTCAATAGCTTGACGAGCAGCTTCTTTTTCTTCAGGGTTCTGCACAAATTTATCTACCACATTGGCCACCGCATCCACAGTTTCCATTGCACCTCCTGATAGAATTTTCTTTATAACATTTCCCATTATCCACTACAGCTTTCACATTCTGGATTATCAATTGAGCATTGAGCGTTCTGATTCTTCTCTGAACTTTCAAGTTCGTTAATAAAGTCTGCGAAGTCATTCTCGTATCCAAAGTCTGTGTCGTTCATATTATTTTTTTAGTATAACCAAGCAACGTCTTGAGGTAAATCAGGGTCGTTGTCTGCGTGAATAAATGTTTTAGCAATTCCAATTCGGTTAAACCCAACCTCAATCAAAGCAGAAAGAATAATCATTCTATGTCTTGAACTTTGAACGTGAACATCAAATGCGTAGCCACGAGTATGAGCAGAGTTAGGTTTCCCACCTACCTTCTCATTGTGTTCTTCGGTTCTCACACCACTGTTGATTTTGAATGGGACACCGGCAATCTCCCTTGCCTTGTCGAGCATCATAAGAGTCTCCTCGTTCATCAACTCACCTGATCCTGGCAAGTCCGGAGAGTCAAACTCTTCAATACTGAAGTAATTTAATTCCATAGTTATTTGTTATTAGATTCATTTTCATCTTCATCTATTGGTTCATCCCAATACAAAAAGATTTGGTCGCTTTTATAATGTACATTACTCATTGATTAACTTGCGATAAGATAGTTCTGCAATGAAAGCTGTATAGATAGCATATAAGGGATTAACTTCCAAGTAAGCATACAAGAGTAGGCTACACCAAAACGAGAGGCACAGGACACAGTTAAATGGCTTAAACGGCAATAGTCTTTCCATCACCCAACCATAAGGTTCGAAGATAAATAGAAACGAGAACATTAGTCCTACCGAACTAACTAAAATCCAATCATTGTAAACTTCCATAATCATAATCTTTCACTTAGATAATCATCCTTAACATACTTAACAAGCTTACTCACCCTTACTCCATCCTTCACTATTATGATATGGCCTTTGATTTTAGAACCATATATGTCTTTCCAATTCAAGGACTTCACCTTGTTCAACATCGTTGAGTAAATCATACCGATGATGAAACTTGCTGCACACTTATTCTCTTGGTAATAATCCAAGAACTTATCGCATACACGCATAACGGATTCATCAACAAGTGCTTGTCTAAACTCGTTGTTTCCTCCTGTAACAAAAGCATAGTTAGATATTTCGTTTGCTCTATCAAGTATGAATCTACCAAGTTCGTTGGTAATTGCTCCTTGACTAACAGAACGCAATGCTTCTTGTTCTATTTCTAATTTATTGTACTTGATATTCTTCTTCAACTCGGTCCAATATAAGAATTATTTGTGGTAAATAATCCGATAACTCTGTTGGCTTGATGTCAAGTTCATAGGCAAGACCCACCAATGTAACTGATCTACCATCACGGACAATGTTTGATATTGCTTCGTACATATCAATAAGGAAGTTTGCTTCTGACTCCGTAATTTCTTCATAGTAGTTTTCAATTCCCATAAGGTCTTATAGATTTACCCTTTGCTGGGTCGAGTTCACTAATAAGGTCTATGTATTCATTTTCCCTTCTATAAGCCTGATCAACTTCTTCTTGTGTTGAATCTGTTCCTAAGTTAGCAAACAGAATAGCCATTTCATAGAGGTATAAATCAATACGATTCTTTATTAATTTACAAGTTCTATAATTTTTAAGTGGGTTGTTATTCATCTTCTACAATTTTAAATCCGGTGCATTTGAGTTTAACCAGGTACGAGTTCTTTTCAAGAGACTTGTCGTACTTGATTGTAACTTGGTCATAGTATTTCGGACTATCGTCCGGAACGATACCCTGACTAACGAGAGTATCTGCGAGAAATTTTGAAACAAGAATACCATTGTCGATATCAAGCCTACTGTTATAGCTAATAACCATGCGAAAGGCTTCGCAAGTAAACGCATCAATCTTAGATAGTTCTCCAATACATATTTCTTTATACTCATCTTTCTTCTTTTTTCTATAAGTCCAATGCTTACCTGCATAAATCATGTTTAGGCTTGGTGGCTTTGGAAGGTTTAATTCTACTTCAACGTAGTCCATTGACAATTTCCTTTAGGCACAAGGTAGAACTCATCGAGTCCTTTTCTATGTGAGGTGTTTATGGTTTTTAATTGTCGGTACTCTTCTTTATATATTTCTTCTGAGTGGCAGTAGAGTATTGCTTCCGTTTCTCTACATACAATAGCGTAATAAAACCCATTCTCGCTCCGAGTATGGTACTTCTTTTTTCTACCCAAGAAAGAAACTGTATCAAACTTGTAGTCATCAACTCCGTTAAACGGATAACCAGTCTTAACCTCCGCTTCATACCTATACTCTTTCCCATTCTTGTAAGCAAGTATGTCTACATCGTAGTCCTCAACTTCCTTGTCGACTACCTCAAAGCCATTGTCTCTAAGGTGTTGTGTTATACGAGCGATTCCCCACTCGTTATTGTTCTTGTACTGTTCTGGAGAGAACTCACCTGCGCCATACTTTCTTTTACCCATGCTTTTGTTTTAGTGCTACCTTCAATAATATAAGGTAGCCGATTAAATCTTGCACAGTATCCTCTGTCTGATCAGTGATTCCACGCATCTTGATACGCATAAGCTTATCGTCAATGCGACAACATAGGTTGTGAACGGAATCTCCACCGGCAAATATACCTGCAGGCTTAAGCGCAGAGTCACCATACGCTTCGTTCTTTTCAAGCAGTAGGTTTGTAACCTCTGCCGAGGCTTCTATTATTAATTCTTTTGTATCCATATGTATTAATATACTACTTCATCTAATAAGTCAACCTCAAGCTTGTAAACTTTTTGCACACCCTTGCCTTCGATAACTAATCTGCCGCTTGAAGGATTCAAAAATATGTATTGATCAGCACAACCTGTGTAATCACTAACGTCAAACTTGTATTGATTGTCGTTGATGAATATAAACACATCAAGGTTCTCCGACTCAACTACATCTATCTTTGTGGCAGATGCTACATTAAACTTTAAGAATGCTCTTACTAAGTTAGCGAATGCTAACTTCCTATCCCTAATTAGACTGTGGATATGCATATTGTTTTTTGCCTTGAGTGTCGAGTTCATAGTATCTGTTTTTCATTTTATCATAGTACAAAGTTACGCTTCCAAGCTTACCGACAATCTTTGGTTTAGCTTTTACTATTGTAATTTCTACTTGGTTGGGTTCGTAAGGAACTCCGTTACCATCCTCTAATCCATATGGGCAACGCCATACATTAACAACCATCATACCCTTACGACTCCACTGCATACCTCCGGCAATGTCATTCATCGTTGGCTTATCAACGTAAGGCACTCCGTTCTTGTACTTAGCCTGTTGGTGTTTAGTGTGTACTGTCACAATGGTGTGGTAGTTTTTCTCTGCACTATGCTTACGCACCTTAGTTAACACCTGGCCAATAGCAATGTCATCACGAACACCTGAAGATACATCGGTTCTAATCTCGGTGAATGGGTCAACCATACACCCATCAATGGTTATGAAGTTGTCTTCTTCAATAGTCTCTACAGCCGTGTAGAATCCCTCGATACTAAGGTCTTGAAGTCCACTATCTATAATATAGAAGTGGTCGTTAATAAATGATATCGCCTTTTCGGTTTCCTCATCCGTAGCCATTAGGTGGTCATTGATCAGAAAAGGTTTGCGTAGGTACACCCACATCAACTCGGCAAACACCTCGGTAGGTGAGCCGGTCTCCGGAGTATATACTGCCCACTTCCAATCACTGTACTCTGCGAGGTTCATCATCAATTCAAATCCAAACTGAGACTTGCCTTGATGCGCTCCTGCATAGATGTAAGTAGTGCTACCTTTCTTTACCGAGTACTTGTCAAACAAGGAATTGAATCCTACCCAAGCACCTTTCTTAACTCCTTCTTTTCTTAGTGTTGTTAGAGAATCTCTCAAGTCCTCCGCTTTGTAAATAATGTTTCTCATTGCTCTTGCTTTTATTTAATTTGTTTTTCGTAATCACTCTCTTTATGTGCAAATGATTTGCTTATTTCCTTTCTATACAACTCCTCATATACATGGAAATCTTGAATCTTTTTACCTGTTAGATTTAGAGAACCCATAATTTTCATAATCATCTCTGGGTTTCTATTCATATCATCTATACTCTTCATCCTCGTTGGGAAGTTCATAGTGCGGTAGTTATTTATATAACCATTTCCTCTTTTAACTTTGTATGCTACCTTGACTTCTACAAGGTAAATCATTTGTCCTTCTTCCTGATCCTTT